GAGGGTTCGATAAATACGAATCGAGGTATCCGAGGACAGGAGTATTCCTCTGGGAGGCCCCAAGCATAAAAGCGGGGGCGAATCGCCCCCGAACTAGCCCACGCCCCAAGGTCGTTGAGGTTGGGTATGGGTGGGTTGTTGAGGTCGGTATACTGGTTTACAAAGGTGCGACTACACCACTGAAAGGCGTTTTGGGTGGGCATTGGTTCTCTCCAAAGGGGGATGGGTATAGAAAGAGACCGGCCCCCCGTTGAGGGAACCGGCCCCGGGCTAGGGTTTAGGCAACCTTCTGCTTGTTGGGCGTCGCGGAAACAAGGTCATTGGTCTGGAGCACCTGCCCCGGGGTGGCCTGCTGGCGATTGATCGAGATGAGCCAGTCAGGGTTATCGAGCCGCATCCCACTCAGGCAGGGGACGTAATCCCCCAACTGGTCAACGGTGGCTCCCGCCGGGAGGTCAATGACCTGCCGGAGACCCTCAGTGAGGGTGGAGACGAGAACAATCTGAACGGTGCTTTCACTACTGGACATGATATACCTTTCTGACTCCCAAAGGGGGTCCGACCTGCCCCCAACGTAAGAAGCATCAGGCCGGGGGCGATACCTGATGCAGTAACAAAGCAGGAGCCGATCTTTCGATCGACCCCTACTGCGAGCGATACCCATCCCTTGGAGTCAGGGGGATGTGTTCGCCGCGTCCTCATCCCCAGAGGTATCTTGTTCGGAGAGGTTGCCCCGTCCAAAGAACAGCCGATAGTCGGGCCACTGGGGATCATCACAGGGCCAAGAAGGTTGATCCCCCTCTGATAGATTGGGATCATTGGGGAAGAGGAGATTATAGACCCGCTGGAGCCTGTCATAGTTAGACAGGGAGACGCCAAGCACCTCAGCGAAGGAGGTAGCGATAACCGCACGGAACCGAGTGTGTAGGAACGTGTGGAGGTATTGATGACGGGTGCAATCCCCCAAAGGGCTATAGGGCGAGGTAGTCCAGTAGTAGTTACTTCGCGGATCAAGACTCCGAAGCATGGCTTCCTTCAGGCGGGGGAGAATGGGGTTTCCCAGCCGGTACTCGACAACAAGGTACTGGACCCCTTCATGGAGTGTGGTTAGAGGCGGTGATACACCTAGACTGGGGAGCCACGGGAGGAACATGCTTGGGTAGTACGAAAAGGGGCGGGACGAGCGCCTCGTGCGGAGGGTGTAGGGGCTTCGCGTGAGGGCGGCTCGGAGCCGCTGGATGAGTTTTGTAACCAGAGGCCGAACGATATAGGTATAGTGGTTTTGGGCTTCCGTCTTGAGCCGGGAAACCATCTGTAGATGTTTTGGGGGGGGACCGTCCCTCCATATATCGCTCACGAGGTTCCAGTCATAGGAGAACCGAAGTGGCCGGATGTAGGAACTCGGGAGAAGAAAGGTCTTACCCTTGTTGGTGATGAGTGTGTAGCCACCAAGGGGCGTGATGCTTATGCCCGTGATTCTTGCCAGTTCGGAGTAATACTCTGCGGTTCCCTCTGGGTGGGGGGTATCTCGGGGGCGGATGAGCCTCCAAGAGGATTCCCCACCGGGCACCCGAAAACTACGGTGGTCGTTCGGACCCCCCTGAAGAGACAAGTGATAGGCGGAGGACCCACTGTGTGTGGGGTAATAGAGATATACGCTGCTATCCCCTTCGGGTTCGGTGCGTATCCAGAGACGCCCCTCCGCTTGGGGGGGTGGTTCGGATGGTGCTCGTCGAACATCGAGTGTCTCTTTGGGGGGAAGCGTAATGCACACACGACCATCATGCTCTGAGAGTGGGTACGGTTCCATAAGGCAACTCCTTGGGATGGGAATAGAAACAAGACCGGGGTGTGGGATCGAACCACACACCAACCCCCCGGAGGTGGAGGGGGGTATACTACCGTTATACGACCCGGGCCGTGGAGGGGCATATCAGCGACTACGGGCTGTGAGGTAGAGAATGGGTAGGGCCAACAACACATTGGCGGGAGTAACTTCCTCGCCGATGAGGATGTTGTCAGCGATATCGCATAACCACTGCATGTAGACTCCGGGGTCGTTGAGTTCCCGGGCATCTATCTCCGCAATACGGAGGTCAGTAGGTGCTGGCTCGAACTGAGAGTCTTCTATCTGCCCGTTATCGTACAGATACGAGTGGCTCCCGCCGATTCCTTCGATGCACGGGGGTGTAATAACGACGTAGAGCCGTGGCCGAATGCTAGGTTTCATGGGTAACTCCTTACTAAGAAAGGGGGATGAGGATAGTAACAAAGACACACGCCCCCATTTCTGGGAGCGTGTGGTTGGGTGTTTGATAATGCCTAGAGTTAGACCCTGCCGCCCCCCAAGGAGTAGCAGTGTTGAGCGAAAGGCGGTTCCCCCGACCCGTCCCCGTTAGAAGCGGGGGTCGCGGGGGAAGCAGGCGATCCGTTAGGAAAGCACAACCCTAGCGTAGGCCAATCCACTCACGCGGGGGACGGCGTACGATGCTAGGGTTCCGTAGGACAACAGGTGCTCCGAAGAGACCAAGCGACCACTACACACCCGAAGGTCAGTAGTGGGTTTATTGGGGGACCCCAATTCGCTCCCGCCGACGATACCGAGTGGTACCCGCGTTATGGAGTAGTTGGGGGGCTGCATTGACCGCCGCTGGTAAGCGGCTCCGCCCTACGGACGTTGCTCAATCGACTAGGCTCTAACCCCATCGTGTAGTGGGGTATTTATGGGGGTGGGGGGGGGGGCGGGTGCCGCGCGGGGGTGCTTCCCCCTGGGGTGGGCCGTGCCCTGCGGTGGGGGGGTGGGTTGGGGGGGGGGGGGGGGGGGGGGGGGGCGTGTGCCGCGAGGGGTTTTTTGCCCGACATCTAATTCTGCCCTAACAAACGCAGAAGTCTACCGAAAAACCGAAAATCGCGGGCGTTTTTTCGCAAGTCGAGCAATTGCAAGGGTTTGTGGGCGATAATTTTTGGCGAAGTGGGCCGAAATTATGCGATGTTCGGGTTTTGTTCGCCCTAACAGAATTGGGTATTTTTGGGGTGGGTCCGGGGCGCTGGTTGGGGTCCAGACGGGGTGTCCGCCGTGGAATGGTGGCCATCTAGGGAGTGAGCAGCGTACGGGCTGGATGGTATGGGAGCGCCCCGACCCGTCTAGGTGTTACGATTCATCTGTATTGGTGAATGGTTGGGGGTGGTTTAGGAACACGAAGGGGAACCCCGACCCGTCGTGGGGGGGTGTGGATGGGTCGGGGTTGGGTGGTTGATAGTTCTGCTGCGGGGCACGGGTTGGGGAAATGTTGGGTGGTTGATATTTCTGCCCCACGAGGGATGATTCTAAGGGCGGTTGGGTATCGCGTCGGGGAGGCCGATCGGGCGGGCAAGGGCGGGCGCGGGGTGGATCGACGGGGGCGGATGGGCGCATGAAAAAACCCGCCGGGGGTGAACCCGGCGGGTCGTGGGGCAGTCTACTTCTTGGGCTTGGGGACGACCTTAGACGCTGCGTCTATGAGCGCTTCCCAGCCTTCGCCCATTCCGGCCAGTCTCGCGGACAGGTCGCTGGGCGGATACCCAAGTGCCTCCAGTCTGGAGTAGACTTCGAGCGCGGTCAGTAGGGGCAACTGGATGGTCCCGGTTTTATCCTTGTACATCACGACGCCCCCGATGCGGACGTTGCCGTCTGTAAGGGTGAATGACAAGTTACCGTTCGCCGAGGGCTGGATCCAGAACATCGGTACGCCCTTATGGACGAGCAACACTTGGCGCGCTGCCAAGCGGGCATCGGTGGGGGCGGCGGGTGTACCCAAGCCTTTCAATCGACCCATAAGGGTTTGAAGGTCCGGGTCCGTGGCCGGGGCCGGGGCGGTCTTCACAACAGTTTTTCGAGCCAGTGCCATAACGTGAACTCCATTCGGTACACCTAGGTGTTAGGTTATCTACTCCGCCCATAGGTGTACCGTAGGGTGGGGGGAGTAGACGTATTCGGTTGAGAATGAGCGAATGTACGCCGGCGGAGGCTAGGGTAGCGGGCGAGGCCGGTCAAGTGGGAATAAGGGTATGGAGCGCGAATAGGGTATTTACCCTAGGCAAGATAATATACATCCCTAACAGAAACCTAACATACCCCTACCCTAACAGAATCCTAACGGGCACGGGGGCCGGCAAGTGAGAGAGGGGGGCAGGGGGGGGGAACCCCCTTAGGGGGGCGGCACGCAGCGGGGGGGAACCGTAACACATTCAACAATTTCCCCCCAAAAACCCAACAACTTCCTTCCAAAATCCCATCCCACCCCCATCCCAACCCCAGAAACCATAGACAGCAACGTAAACTTCTTCACAACCACCCACCGGCCACCCACCGGCCACCTTTCGACCCCTATAGGAAATATAGAACTTGGTCGTAAGTACCTTCACGTTGGTGTATATAACACACCCCCGCCTGTCCCTTTCAGCCTAAGGTATTCCCCTTAGGTAGTATCCCCTATATCTCTCTACAATCCGCCCAATCTTCATCCCTTTTCTGGTTCTCCCCCTTGACTTCCCCAAAACACCCCACTAAGATTACATCGGAGCGGTCCATCTCCTCTTCTTCTCTCTCTTTCTTAGGGGGCCAGCCAGCCCCGTAACAATGTTACGCTTCGTTCTGATTCTCCTATGTCTCGATGGGGCCCCAGACACCCCCGGGCGTGAAAAACTTACGATCAATTCCTATTTTTTCCTAGACTTCTACCCCGACCCGTCTATCATTAGGCATGGAAAACGACCCCAAAGCCCGTGCCCGAGCCACATCCAAGAAGTGGTACGCCAAGAACCGAGCCGCCATCCTCGCCAAGAAGAAGGCTCAGTACCTCTCTCGCCGTCTGGACCCCGCCCAGCAGCCCTTCCTCGAAGCCGAGAGGGCAGAAGCCCGCCTACGTGCCCTACAGCGTCTGGAGGCCGCTCAAGCCGGCCACGACGCCCTGTTGGCTAAGCGAGCCCACGACCGCCGTGAAGCCTACTACCGTGAGTTCTGGGACAAACGGGAGCGAGAGCATCCCGAGTGGCCCAACCGCACCGAGTATGCCAAGTGGAGGGAGGAGACGGTTGCCTTCTACAAGGAGCACTACCCGGAACTCCCAGACCCCGGAGACCCCGGCTACCCGGACACCAACCCGGACCACTCAAGCAAGGGCCTCCAAGGAGCCAATGCCCGATTCGAAGCCCGCCGCAAGTACCAGCGAGAGTATATGAGACGCTACCGGGCGAAGCAGAAATCCAAGCCCAAGCCTCCTACAATAGAGTAACCCCGAAGAACCCCTTTCTGATAGGAGGCCCCCCTGTGGCAGACGACACTAAACCCCTCCAGCCCGAACCCGGAATGCCCCACCGCCTCACCTTTGGACAGTTGCCCGATGGCCGGCTTATCCCCTTGGACGGGTCGGGGTACGTCCTCTCTCCCCCCACCCAAGAACATGCCGGACCCCCGCCGACGCCGCCCTCCATCGGTTGTCTCTCAGGCTACCCCACCCGAGTTGTGGTGGCCCTCCGCTTCGTGGACAAGTATCTCGACGCCGCCATCCCCACGGTCAATGAATCGGGCATCGTGGAGGGTTCCGCTTACGAGATGGACAACGATGAGTTGGCGACCCGCAACGCAGCACTCGAACTTCTCCGCAACTACTTCTCCGGTGAAGTAAATTGCGGTGATTACCCTACGGTCGCCACTCCGGAACCGGAGTTCGGATAATGCCGGACCCCGGGCCCCATCCCATCGCCGCCAACACGACTGCTGAGATGCCAGAACCCCTGACTCCCGAGCGGGAACTGGAAACTCACCACCTCCTCGCTGCCGGGAACCACGGGGATTTAGTGGCCCACGCGAAGAGAATCAAAGATCGAATGATGGAGAACCTCCTCAACTTCCACGCACCCCTCTCTCTCGCGGAGGCTCTCGCTCTCAATGACTACACCCTCCAAGAGGAGGTTGAACTGCTCGTTACCCTCGCCCGAAACACCGAAGACCCCAAGACCCAACTCTCCGCCTCCAAAACTCTTCGCGCTCTGACGCTAGACATTATGAAAAACTCAGGTATGATTGTTGATACGAGGATGCGGAGCCAAGCCACCGACGCCCACGGTAACGTTATAGAGGGGGAGCGCAGTCTCCGCTCGATCACATCCTCCTCCCACACCATGCTGTTGGAAGCCCAGAAAGGCGCCACCCATGCCGAAAGTCAAGAAAACCACGGAGAGGCCCCCGGAGAGTCCCGACTCGCCCACTACATCAAAGAGCCCGACGATCCCAAAGCCCCCCGAGGTCTCTGTTCCACCCCCCTCGTCACCAGAGACCCCAGTTCGGATGACGCCCTTGGAGTTGGAGGAACTCTCGGAGGAACTCTCGAAGGAACTCCAGATTCATCTGACGCCCCCGCAGTACCAACGGGAAGTCCGTAACTACGTCGAGCAGCAGGGGCCCTCCATCAACCGACTGATCTACCTCTCCTTCGAGGGAGCCCTTCTCCCCAACCCCACCGAGGTGGTGGCCCGGATCGCTGAACACATCCAGATCGACGTAGGAGTTTGGGGCAGGGCCGCTGACCGCGTGTGCGCCAACCTTCTCGCTCTCCAGCCCGCCCTCAGTCCCGAAGTCCTCGCCCGTAAGGCGGTCACCGCGATGGCCGTGGGCAGCCTTATGCTCCTCCCCGCAGACCTCTACTCTCGGGGCGGCTACCACGGGCCTCAGCCCGAAACCCCCCACGCACCCCTCCACGGGTCGGGGTGATCCATGGCTAAAACGGGGGAAATCACCTACATCAAGGCCCCCCGCATCTTTGGGCCTGAAGATAACGCGCTCACACCCCTCCCTCCGGACTACGAGAGCCTGACCACGGAGGGGCAGCGGCTCGCCCGCGTGAACGCTTGCTCCATCTGGAGGGCCAAGAAGGCCAGACCCGAACATCTGGTCGCCTCGTGGCACTTCTTCACCCAATACTACCTGCACTGGGATGAAGCCCTGTTCTTCGAGTTATCTCCCGGCCAAGAGAAGCCTCTCCGCACACCTGACTTCCACCACTTGATCGTCCGTTCCCTCGCGGAGTGGGGCTCCACCGCCGCTGCCGCTCCCCGAGGGGGTGCAAAGTCCACCGTTGTTGACCAAGAAATCCTCCACATCATGTTCACGACCTGCAACTTCAGTATGACGCTGATGCTCGCAGTGGGTCGCATGATCCAAAAGAGATTCTCGAAATATAAGTTCCAGATTCTTGAGAATCGACGGCTACTCCAAGATTTCGGCCACCTCGCCCCATCCAAAGGTGAAAGCCCCTTTATGAATCAGGGGCTCTTTATCCTCCGCAACCGCGTAACCCTAGAAGGTATCCCGATGGATGGCCGCGCACGAGGCGCTCGTCCCGGTATCTTCTTCCTCGATGACCCCGAGTACGATCCCGAGGGGGCAGCCACCGACATGGCGATCATCCGTCGCCAGTTCGCTCGGACACTCTTCAAGGTTATCGTCCCCATGATGCGGCGAAACTGCCCCATCCAGTGGCTTGGCACCGTCATCAGCAAGCAGCACATGATGTGGCTTGCGTGGTCGGGCCAAGACCCCCGCTTCGGATCGTGGCACCGCATCCTCCTCCCCGCCATCCTCGAATCCGGCGAGCCCCTGTGGCCCGAGTGGAAAGATACCGAGGAGATCGACCGCCTTCGACGCCAGATGGGTGACGCCGCTGTGGACGCCGAGTTCTTCAATATGCCCGGTGAGTCGGAGGGCAGCACCTTCCACTTCGAGGATCGTCGCCACGTCGCCTACATTGACCAGACTGACTTCAACATGGAGGAGGGCGATCCGTGGAAGTCCAACGCGATCATCCTCCAGCCGGTATTCGACGGGTCGGGGAACCTCTCTGACACTCGCCGCCGCATCCCGGTAAAGGAGTGGCTTGGCGGGATGGCCCGCCGCTTCCTCTTTATTGATGCCGCTGTGACCACCACCGCCGAATCCGACTACACCGCCATCGTCGTTGTGGGTGTGGATGGAGACAACATCCTCTGGGTGCTTGACGCCCACATCGCCCGCATCAATCAGGAGACCCAGATCGACAAGTGCATCGAGATGGCTCTCAAGTGGAAGTGCCTCGCGGTGTGTGCCGAAGATGTCTCCATCCAGAAATCCCTGAATGAGCGGATCAGCACCCGGTTCATCCAAGAAGCCTATGAGACGGACGTGGTTCCCGCCGTCCTCCCCATCAAGCCGCCCTCCGGCTACACCAAGACACAGCGAATCAGCGGGGCTCTCCGCTGGCGGTTCGACAACAATCTGATCCTTCTCCCCGGGTGGAAACGGTATGAGCCCTCCATCCAAGCCCTCATCCAGCAGATCGACGGATTCAACGACCAGATGGAGGGAGGGGGCCTGTCCTTTATTGATGGACTGGACGCCCTCGCCTACTGCCAACTCGTCATCCGGGGACGTGTTGCAGGTGAAGAACCTAGCCTTGTGCAGGGGAACCTGCCTACAATTATAGAGAAACTTGAACGTGGAGAGTATGTTGACGAGGCGGGGAACGATATTCGGCCTATGATCTTCAGTCTACCCAATGTTCCGAAGGCTCTGTTCGAGAAAGTCCTCCGAGACTCGGAGCCTGCAGAGTCTATCAACAATGACCCTATCTCTGGAGCCACCACCCATGAGTCAAGGTTCTGACATCATTCTCGTCCTCCTCTTCGGTCTCACGTGTATCATTACCGTCCTGATTGCGGCCACCGTTATTGTATTCGTCCTCTGGTTACTCCTGACACCGATGGGTCGGGGTCTGGCGGGGAGGGGAGTTGAGCAGCCGCAAGGCGGTTCCTTCCCGGTGGCGACCCCGCCAGCCCTCCCATCGCCTGATGCAGAGGGGCCGTGGAAAGTATCTGATCTGCCCCCGGAGGTCTTCCAGCATGGGGACTTTGACTACGCGGGAACTCTCGCGGCGGAGCCGGTCGAGAATCTGGGGGGCGTTCGTGTGCCCACCGCCTACCGAGTCCCCCCCGTGGCGGGAACTGCGTCCGTAATGCCTTCATCCAAGGAGGGTGTCTTCGTAGACCCCAAGTTCTAAGGGAGTTCAATGGCTACTGACACCAAACAAGCCTATCTCTTCCCACGGGACAAGAAAGCCCTCGCTGCGGCTCTCGCCACAGTTCTCGAACTGGGCAAGACCAGTCTCCGAGGCCGCACCCTTGGTTGGTTGATCCACTACTTCTACCTGATGGGAATTAGGGACTTTCCCCTAATCAACGCCACCACTGGGAGTGTCCGCATCAGTTGGGTAACCCGGGACCAACGACTCCCCTTCAAGTACCCCGGGGCTCTCAAGCAACATATGACGGAGATGGGCCGTCTCTTGCAGGTAGACGTGTCTCCTCTCGTTGAAGCCACCGCCGACGGGCTGACCGTCCTCCGAGACCGAGCCCTCGCCCAAGTAAGTCTTGACGCCCTGACTACAGAGTCCAATCGAGATAAAGTCAAGCAGCATATAACCAACCTGCTCCTGAACTTTGGGACTGCCGGTTTGAGCGCCTATGTCTACGGGTCGGCGGACACGGGCTATCACGCCGAACTGGAGGCCATTCCCCCGTGGGAACTTACACCCATCCCACACGCTCCGTTCTGCCTATCGCAGTTGCAGGGTCTCAGCCGGGATCGCTTTATCCCAATCTCTGACGCCATCGCCCGCTTCGGTAAGACGATCCTCTCCAAGAACTTCGACGAACTCGAATGCCTCCGCCTTCCCTATGGGGAGTACCAAGACAGTGCTCTGGAGGATACGGGACTCGCAGCGACGGGGCTCAATCAACCCACGGTCGCCGCTGAACCAGCCAAGCAGCCGAAGGGCACCCTCCGAGGTGAAATCGACGATGACCGCTCCATGCTCTACATGCATCTCCATGAGGTATGGTTGACGGGTCGGGGGGACGAACTTCGTCGCTACATTGTTCGCTCAGGTCTTGTCATCCTCAAGGATGAGGAGTTTCCCGAGGGTGCGGGGACCGCAGTGCCCATCCACATCAGCAGGTACGGGGACACCGGCAGTTTCTACGGGGCCTCCTATGCCGACTTGGTTGTGGGGCTAAACCGTGAAGCCGAGAAGAATATCCAGAACCTGTTGGAGAATGCTCGGAACCTCGACAAGTATGGATTCCTCGTGTTGCCTTCGGACATGGGGGCCCAGATGAAGATTCACTCTCAGGATCAGGGCAACGGGCTCCGCGTTATGTTCTGGCAGCCCAGCCAGTTCACCGAAAAGATGAGCCGTCCCCAGATTATCCAACCGGCGACCACCTCGAACTTCCCCGGCGATGTCGCCGCGTTCATCGTAGGCCAGTTGAACCAGATTACGAAGGACACCAGCCTTACGTTGCCCGCCCGAACGGACAGCGCCAACGCCATCGGTATGATCGACGAGGCAAGCCGACGACCCATCACCCAAACCCTGAAGGGCTTGGCCTCACAGTTCGGTAACGTCTATCGTTACATTGTGATGCAGGCGACCGAGTTCTACGCCCAGAAGACTCCCGTGTTCCTCAGTGAGATCGACGATAATCTGGCGGGCATCATCCTCAATCCCGCCAGCGGCCAAGTCCAGTTGGAGTTGGGATTCCAACCTAAGACTGAGGGGCTCCGCTTCACAATCCGTAGTTTCAACCCGAACGAGAAGGAACTCATCAAGAGGGAAATCTATCAGATGGTGCAGATGGGGATGGAAGACCCCGCCGCCGTCCGCTTCCTCAATCTCAAGTATAAGTTGAGGATGCCCTTTGCGGAGACGCCCGAGATCAACACTTATCGAACAACGATGCTCAACAACATCTTGTTGTTCAATGATGGGCAGACTCCCGGGCAGATCGTAGCCAGTGGTCTTGTAGATAGTCCGCGCATCGCCATGATGGGCGTTGCCAATTTTATGACAAGGCCCTTCTTCCGCTTCGCCTCCGTCGAGGTGCGCCAAGCATTCGAGAATCTCTACCAAGGATACCAGATGTCTCTGACGGTGCCTCGTATGCAGCCGCAGGGGCAGCCTATGCCCGAAGACATCATGCAACGGGGCGAAGATAGTCAACAGCCCCAACCACAGTAAGCCTCATTGAGGCAGGAAGGCCACCATGCCCACCGAAGAACTGAAGAACGATGAAGTGAGTCCCGCCCCCAAAGCCCCTGTGTCGGGGGACGACGGCACAACGTACCAGATCGTAACGGGTGACGGGAAGACCCGCTCTGTAACCTTGACCGAACTTACTGAGTTGGCGACTAAGGCGGACTCCGCGATTGCCGCCGCCGAAGCAGCCAAGGGTTCGGTCGCCGAGTTCGAGAAGGTCAAGGGACACATTACGAAGGCGCTCCTCGAAAATGATATGGACGCCGCCGACGCGCTTATGGAAGCCGCCGGGCTCAGCGCCGAGTACCGGGCTCAGATGCGAGCCGCCATGAAGAACCAGATTGAGCCTGCTCGCCTGCCCGACGAGGATGGCGGGGAGGAGGAGGAGGAGGAGGAGGAGACCGTGGATAAGAACCCCCCCAAGAAGGGAAAGAAATCAGCGGATGCGCCCAAGGTGGACGCCGAGGCCCGCAGGCAGGCGGCTGAGACCGCTGCTGAACTCCAGCAGTTCCGTAAGGAACGGAACACCCAGTTGTTCCAACAATCTTTGGAGAGGGCGCTTGACTCACACGAACAGACTGCTACCATTCTAAAGCAGAAGGACGACGGGAAGAACCCGTGGCCGGAGTTTGTTCGGAAGTCCGCAACCTCTCGGTTGTTAGCCTTGGTCAGGTCGAAGGGTTTTGACCCTTCATCGCTTGACAGTCTTGCAGCGCAAGCCGTCAGGGAGACCGCGAACCAGATGGCGTCCTTCAGGGAAAGTCTCCAAGGCGAGCGCTCACAACCGAGCGTCGGACCTTCGGGGATACTACCGAACGCGGACTTCGAGTTTGCCGAACCCTTTGAGGGTAAGGTGCCGAACGTGGTGACGGACCCCGCCAAAAGTAAAGCCTATATCGCCAGTCTGCTGGCGAAGGAACTGGCGGGTGGGTCGGAAGCCTCGTTCTAGCCTTCTGCCCCCGGATCAGGACGACTCGAAGGCCGAAGTAGGGAGGACTAGCGTAAAGTAGCACTACGTCCCTTATGGGACAGAAAGGAACGGGTATGTCAGCAACAATCATGTCTGCCCTTTCCGCAGTAGTCACGCAAGTTCTAGACCCGGGTGTGACTAACAACCTCCCGAACGTGGACCCTGCGTGGAAGCGAATCTCGCCAACCTCCAAGGGTGTGTCGGCCTCCAAGGTCGGTCGAGACTTCAAGGTTATCAAGACTTACAGCCACAGCGTCGCTGGTGTCAACCAGTTCGCCGCTCTCGCTGGCGATTCTGCATTCGATTCGGCGGGTAATGTCGGCGTCCGTAACTCCTTCGAGGCTTGGCCTCTGGCGACGGGCTCCATCCGTCCCGTCCCGTTTCAGGACGAGATCAGCCTTGTCCGCTTCAAGGGTATCCTGTCGATTGATCTCGACCTCGTTCGAGTCAATACCCTCAACGCGACCATCCTCGACTACATTCAGGATATGCTCCGTGGACACACGGTGGGCACCTGTATGGCGTGGACGGCTGGTTTCTACACCAACAACGACACCACCAAGGGTTTCTTCAAGGTTGGCACCGTTGATGGCGGGGCGACAGCCGCACTTGTCACCTTCACGGTGACGGAGGGCCGCATCTTCCGAGTTGCTAATGGCACTCGTGTTACCATCTATGATGGCGTAACCTCTACTCCGCTCGCGGGCGAGGGCACGAACATCATGGTGATCGACAAGATCGACCCGCTCTCTAAGAAGGTCAGCATCCGGCGTCTGTCCGGCACCCAAGACCTCTCTAATCCGGCCGTTATCACCACGGGAGACACCATCGGACTCTACAGTTCGTATGGCCTCGCCATCAACGGCCTTGAGTCCTATCTCAAGACCAGTGGTTCTGTCCGTAACATTGCGCTCGCGGACCACCCCGAGTTCGCCAGCATGGCTGATACCTCGGGGGGCGCTATGAACCGCACCAAGTTGCTCAAACAACTCGGTAAGTTCAATGACGCCTATAAGTTGTGGGGTATCAATATTGATACTCTGCTCACCACCCAAGGTGTGATGAACACCTTTATCTCCAACGACCTCGAAGCCCTCCTGTTCGAGTCGCGGGGACGCACGGTGGTTGGCCCCAAGGGCTTTGATGACGCAATGGAGTTCTTCTACGACGGACGCCGATATGAGATCGTCGTCTCCCAGATGTGCGCCCACAACACCTGCTATGGGGTGAAGTTCGCGGAAGGCAACTGGGAACGGTATCTCCTGCCTGCGATTCCCAAGGCGACGAAGGCTTCTGCCTCCTACAAGGGGCACACCCTCCCGCAGGAACTCTACTGGTGCAACACCGCCCTCGGTGGAAACACCATCTGGGCTCCGATCGTGGGCTCCAGCGGCGAATGGACGAACGGTGCTCAGGCCCCCTATGAGGCTGTTGGTCAGGTGGCCCCTAATCAGGTTCAGGGAATCATCTTCACCAACCTGACTGAGACCATCGCCTAGAAAAACTCTCTCCTCTCTACGAAGGGAGGTGATCCGATTCTGTAGCACAGGGGGCTGGGACTAGAAGTTCCGGCCCCCGCTGCTATAATCTAGGGGGGATTTACCAACCCAAGGAATCAACGATGAGTTCAGTCCACACACTCAGCGGCCACGAACTCCCCGTCGCCGGGAGGGTCGATCTACCCCTCGAACGGGGACTCCCCTACAACCCCGACCGACACCAAGTCACCGAGACGCTGTTCGCTCAGTGGGCGCAGCAGGAGTTCCTGAACCCCGACCTGTTTACCTACCGGCACCTCGAAGCCAACTCGTGGATGCTCGCCCAGTGGCTTGATGATGGCCACAGTACGATGGTGGAAGTCTGGGGAACAGAACCGGGCACGGCCACCCAGCCTCTCGACCAACTGCTCCAGAATATGGACTTCGCCGAGGTCTCCCGCCGCATCAAGTTGGCTACCGCCGTCCGCTCCGAGGTAGCGAAACTGGCGCTCAACCGCAAGCGAGAGGAGGCCGCGCAGTTGGCTGCTGCGGACCTCATGGCTCTCGAAAAACGAGCCGAACTCGTCCGGTTCTTCCGCCACCAACTGGAGCGGGAAGGCCGGCCCAGCGATGCGAACGAAAAGTTCCTCCACGATCTTGCGGATGGGACTACTCCCTATCAACCCGCTTATGGAGCCATCCCCTAATGCCCACCGGCGCTCTATCCGAAATTATTGACATCATCCGAGTGCGGACGGAATCCGTCATCAGCCAAGCCCTCTTCGCGCCCACCGCAACAGGCAACAACCGCCTTATCAGCACGACCATCCGGCCCGCGTGGGCCGAAGTCATCGCGGCGGTCTCTGGGACTGATCGGGAAATCCGCGTTCCCTTCAACATCACCTTTACCTCCGGCGTGACTCGCTATCCGGTCCCCCCCTACATCGGCTCCATCCGCGAACTCGTGCGGCTCAACGACGCGGGTCAAGTGACCCAGTACCTCAACTCCTTCAACGATCGCAGCCCGGGGGGTTTCGTGTGGCGTTTGGAGCACCACACCCTCGTCCTCTCTTTCGACCCCATCAACTTCGATAGCCAAGTCTGGACCCTTCGTTATATCCCCGGAGCCGATTTCCAGATGCACGAGGGACTCACCATCCCTGACACCAGCACTACCTTCCTCCTTAGCGATGCGCCCACCCTTGGTACACTCGACACCCGGCCTAACGCCTACCTCGGAGCCCTCCTCCGCGTCCTCAACGACGCCAATGGCATCCTCCAAGAACGAGTTGTAACCGCCTACGACGTGGCGACCCGTATCTGCACCGTCGAAGCCTTCGACCCGGTTCTCAGTGGGGATGTCTCTTACGACATCCTCCCACCCCTCTACACCGAATCCCTAAAGAATGCGGTGGCTCTCACCGCCGCCCGCATGATGTGGACGCCAAGCGGTGCGGAAACCAAGTTCCGACGCCTTGGACTCGAAGCAGCCCAAGCCCTCGAAACCGCGTCCAAGGAACTCCATCAACTCAACGGAGTCCAGATGTTCAAGTTTGGCGAGGGCTCCTACGACGGACCCGTTTACTGGAACAACAGCGGCTTCCCCGGCCACTAAGGAATCTCATGCTCGTTCGAGGCCCCCGACCCGCCATTGACACCCTACTCCTCCACTCGAACTTCACCAAGGGTCGGTTGGTTGGTGGGCAGGGTCCGTGGGCTAATCCCCGCATGGACGCCCGCTTTCTGACTCGGCCCCTCGGCGGTATCGTCAACAACGGCCTCAGCGGCCTCGATGGGTCGGGGTCTTCCTCCGCCTACGAAATCTCCGGCCCTGTCTATGGGGACTCCATCTCCAACATGTATGACACGAGCCTCGGGGACTTCGTGACCAACCACCAAGAGGGGGACTTCAATCTTGAAGAAAACTTCTTCTTCTCCAACAACCAAGTGGGCGCTGTTCCCGCTCTCGTTCTCTCTGGTCTCTCCATCGACGGCGGCAACCTGATGGGAACCTTCACGCCCATGATCGTCCAGCAGACCTTCGGCGTCGTTACCACCCCGCTCCTCCCGCTCCACGAAGGACTCTGCACCAGCGATGCCTGAGCACATCCTCGCCAAAGATGGGAACTTCCTCTACAGGTGCCGCCACGACGCCCTCCTGTACCCCGGTCCACCCCGCACCTCCGAGGGCGAGCC